AGATCTTGGTGATGAAAAAACAGTATCTACGGAGGAAACAGCCTATGTCAGTCAAGAAGAAGTTTCAGAAGAAAGCGATCAAAGCATCGATCAAGAAGAAACTTCTCTGTTGACATTCGGACAGTTTACTAAAGAAGGATTATCGATCGATGACCAGATGAGAATCTCTAGGGAGTATAATAGAAAGTCTCCTGAAGAGAAGAAGGCAGCAAACAAAAAAGCAATGGGTAATGTTAAAAAGGTTGCTCCTAAAAAGGACACCAGAACAGACGCTCAAAAAATGACTGATGCCACTGGTCCTCGTCCTGGTTCTCGCTACAGAGGTGACTGATGACTAACGAAGAGTTAAAACATCTAGAGAAAGAAAGAGAACACAAAGAACGTGACGCTCGCATGAAATATGGCAAGCGTTACAAAGAAGTTCTTGCTCGTGCCAAAAAGGCAAAAGATAAATTGCACCATGATACCAAAACCAAAGGTGTTCGTTTTTACGATAAGAAAGGTTCTGGTTACATCAAAGGTGGAGTGAAAAATTACGATTGAGCCTATATAGGATAGACCCCTTTATAGGACGAAATCATGTTATTATCTTTCCTTCTTCCGTTCGCGAAAAAAATTGTAGCGGATGCAGTATCAAAGATTCCTGATGATGCAGAACTTGGTGAAAAACTGATTGACATCTGCATCCTGGTATTAGAAAAGGCAGTAAAGCTTACTAAAACGACCGCAGACGACGCTCTGTTAGAAGCAGTGAAGAAAGCTTTAGTTACTAGAGAAGACGCCGCGTAGGCGATTCTAGAGGGGTCTCAGAGACCCCTTTTTTTATAAATAATTAGAGATAAACCGACTAATCTTAGGAGCATTAACCATGGCGCTTTGGGGTATTACCGACGCTGACGAATCTAAACCCAAGTGGGCTGTGCGTGGCGGCGCAGTTGATCAACAAAACATCTTCGCTACTTCTGCTGGATGGGTTTTGCGTCACTATAAGAACGCAGCAAAAACAGAATACTGGGATGAAGTTCTCGTAGCAGTTGACGGTCTGGTCGGCGCTGGCGGACGTGGCACTGATACCCTGGGTAATGCTGATATTACCGCAGTCTTCTTTGAGGAGACAGGTTACGAAGGCGGCGCAACTGGAACCGTTGTTGTTATCTACAACGAACAGGTTGATGTCACCAATGGTGCAACTCTGGTTGTTAGAAACACCACTGATTCTGCTAACATCACTGCAACCGCTGCAGCACAAACTAGCACTAACCGTGTTGAGTTTACATTCACTGCTGCTGCAACTGGCAAAGCACATGCTATCCAAGCACAAACCATCTCGGGAACCATTGTTGATGCAGGCACATCAACCGCATCCGACAAGGCATTCGTTGCTGGTGACGTTGTAGGTGCAGGTGGATCTGGTTCTACTGCAACATTTACTGCAAGTTAATAAATGAAATTTGACGAACTGAATGAATCTAATTACATTCTGTTCGCCATAAAGCATTATGAAAACCCTCATTGCGTAACACGCGATGACTTCGATGAAGACATGAAACGCTTCAAGTATCTGAAAAGACTCTTGAAGCGTTATGTCCGAAGAGGACCCTTAAGAGTCCACTTGGTTATAAATCATATCATCATCCTATATAATGTTTTTGGTGAAGCAGCAACACCACTTCTCTTTTTCAAGCTTGAAAGGGAGTATTGGAGTATGTTAAAAACCCTATTGATTTATTTGAATAAATATCCAGTAGGAATGCTTCCGTCTTTAGAGACGGATCAAGATTTAGAAGAAGAACTATCGCAGATATGACCATGATGAGCGCAGGAACAGGTGGATTTAGTAGTAGCGCAGATGCTACAGGACCCAATGCGGGTTATGATCCTGTGCTGAATTTTCGTAAGAAAGTAAAGAAGACAAAAGAAGATAAGAAACTGGTTGCTCCTGGTAACAAACTTGGTGAGTCTAGAGAGAACCCTACACAACCATCCAGACTATTTCAATATAAAGTAAATATTCCCGAAGTTGGGGAGACTATTATCTACGCAAATTCTCCTGCCGAACTTCAGCGCAAACTCCGTATGGTGATCATGCCTGCTCATAGAAGTGGCGTCTCCATCGAAAGAATTATGCCTGGTAATGCTGCTAAGTTTTTCATGGACAAGCGCATGAAGCACATGCGAAATGTCAATGAGAATGAACAGCAGATGAAGAATCAAATGGCACAACAAAAGATTGCCATTGAGAAGAAAAAGGTTATGATGAAGAAGCAAGAACTTCAGAAGCAACTGCAAATGAAGACTGCTAATCTGAAGAAACAGGCAAGGGCTGGTGCTGAACAAGATGCGACTAGGTAAATGGCATTGGGTATAGGCAAAATTGCAGTTCTAGAATCCAAACTTGACATCTACGAGGAACTTTCCAAAGAGATGTTGGATAAGCTTGAGAAAGCTGTAGGAACTATTTCAGAAAATAGTAATAAGATTGCTATCATACTTGAGCGTCACGAGAATCGTCTTGATGAAAGCGAGAGATCGGATCAACTTATCCTTAAGATGCTTGAGGAGATAAAAGAGAAGCATGATAAAGATAATGAGTTGATTCATAAAAGAGTATCTGACCTTCAGAAGAAAGTAGATGTAAACGCTAAGTTTGTTATTGGTGCTGGCGCTGTATTAGCAACCCTGGTGGCAGTGTTACAAGTGGTCCCTCCTATTATTGATACGTTGACAGGTCAAACAAGAACTGCTACTATGGACACAGCAGTTGTCCAGCGTATTGTCTAATTTCGTTGATGTATACTATGTGAATCTTCTTTCAGGGCGACTAGACAAGTTCGCAAGAAAGAAAGATGATCTATATAACTTTCGCTGTCCTTATTGTGGTGACTCTCAGAAGCACAAGAATAAGGCACGGGGGTATTTTTTTCGTCTCAAGCAGGACATGGTATTCAAGTGCCATAACTGCGGGGTAGGAAGGACGCTGCCAAACTTCCTAAAAGATAACGCTCCTGATCTTTATGACGAATATATCATGGAGCGTTACAAGTCAGGCACTACAGGTAAAGGATCGTATGTTCCGAAACCCAAATTTGAAAAACCGAAGTTCAAGAAAAAGGGTGAACTGGTAAGTTGTTCAGAGCTAAATAATGAACACCGTGCGGTTGCTTATCTTCTAGGTCGTAGAATACCTGAGAAAAATTACTCAGATCTGTTCTATACTGACAAGTTTTGCACCTGGGTCAACACTCAAAAACCTACGTTCCAAGATGTCAAAAAGGATCACCCAAGAATTATTATCCCTTTCATTGACACCAACGGCGAGTGGTTTGGTTTCCAAGGGAGATCCTTAAATCCAGATGATAAGTTGAGATACATAACTATCATGTTGGATGAAAATAGAACTAAAGTTTTTGGGTTGAATCGAGTAGACCTTAATAAGACACTTTACATAACAGAAGGTCCGTTTGATAGTTTTTACATAGACAATGCTATTGCTATGGCAGGTGCCGACGTTGATTGGGACTACCTTAGTGATAAAGAAGTTGTCTTTGTTTATGACAATGAGCAACGCAACAAAGAGATTATCAAACGTATGTCTAATGTAATTGACAGAGGACATGAGATTGTAATCTGGCCAAGTAGTCTAGAAGAAAAAGATTTGAATGATATGTTTTTAGCTGGACATGACGTTCAATCTCTGGTAGAATTTAACACTTATAGCGGTTTAGAAGCACAAATCAAACTTAGCGAATGGAAAAAGGTATGAAAGAAATTCATGTGATCAAACGCAATGGGGAAAAGACACCCCTAAACCTGGACAAGGTTCATGCTATGGTCGAACACGCTTGTAGGGGTCTTGCAGGCGTGTCTGAGAGTCAGGTAGAGATGAATGCTAACCTGCAATTCTTTGATGGTATTAAGACTTCAGATATTCAAGAGATCTTGATTCGTTCTGCTAATGATCTGATCTCTTTGGATGCTCCTAACTATCAGTTTGTTGCTGCTCGTCTGCTTCTGTTTGGTCTTAGGAAGGCAGTATACAATGGTCATCCTGATGGTCATCCTCCTCTTCTTGAGCACGTCAAGAAGTGCGTAGGTATTGGTGTATATGATTCTGCTATTCTGCAGAAGTATACTGATGAGGAGTGGGAGAAACTGAATGATTTCATGGATCATGAAAGGGACTTTTTGTTCACATATGCTGGCATTCGTCAGGTTACAGATAAATACCTAGTGCAGGATAGGAGCAGTGGCGAGATCTACGAGACGCCACAGTTCATGTATATGATGGTTGCTGCGACCCTGTTCCAAGATGATGATAAGTTCTATCGCCTGGAATATGTCAAAAAATACTACGACGCAATCAGCAAGCACCGACTCAACATTCCCACACCTATCATGGCGGGGGTTAGAACTCCACTTCGACAATTTGCGAGCTGTGTTCTTGTTGATGTTGATGACACCCTCGATAGCATCTTTAGCAGTGACATGGCTATTGGCCAGTATGTTGCTCAACGCGCAGGAATCGGTATCAACGCAGGCAGAATCCGTGGCATCAACGCTAAAATCCGAGGGGGAGAAGTTCAACACACAGGTGTCATCCCATTTCTCAAAAAGTTTGAGGCAACTGTCCGATGCTGCACACAAAATGGCATTAGAGGTGGAAGCGCAACAGTCCATTTTCCCATTTGGCACCAAGAAATAGAAGATATTTTAGTTCTTAAGAACAATAAAGGAACCGAAGATAATCGTGTTCGTAAACTAGACTATAGTATTCAAATTAGTAAACTCTTCTATGAGCGTTTCATCCAAAACGGAACCATCTCACTCTTCAGTCCTCACGACGTGCCAGGTTTGTATGATGCTTTTGGGACTGATTCATTTGACGCTCGCTATGTGGACTATGAATCAGATCAGTCTATTCCGAGAAAGACTGTCGATGCTCAAAAGCTCATTCTGGACCTTCTGAAGGAGCGAGCAGAGACTGGTCGTGTTTACATCATGAACATTGACCATTGTAATTCACACTCGTCCTTCAAGGATAAGGTGAACATGTCTAACCTGTGTCAGGAGATCACTCTGCCTACAGATCCTTTGCAGCATATTGATGGGCAAGGTGAGATTGCTCTGTGCATTCTGTCTGCTATCAACGTTGGTAAACTGAAGAACCTGGATGAACTGGATGAACTCTGTGACTTGGCAGTGCGTGGTCTGGATGCATTGATTGATTATCAAGAGTATCCTGTGAAGGCAGCAGAACAGAGCACTATCAATCGTCGTTCTCTGGGTATCGGTTATATTGGTTTGGCACATTACCTTGCTAAGAACGGTGCCAAGTATGATTCTGCTAAGGCACATGATCTGGTTCATAAACTCACTGAGCGGTTCCAGTATGCCCTCCTAACAGCGTCAAATCGTATGGCAATGGAGAAGGGTCCTTGCGGTTATTTTGGTAAAACGAAATACGCAGATGGAATTCTTCCGATCGATACATATAAGAGCGATGTAGATGAGATTGTTCCGAATGAGCTTCAGTGTGATTGGGAGTTTCTTAGATCTAGGATTCTTCAATACGGATTGCGACACAGCACTCTGTCCGCACAAATGCCTTCGGAGAGCAGTTCCGTTGTGTCAAATGCAACCAATGGAATCGAGCCACCTAGAGCATACCTGTCCATTAAAAAGAGTAAGAAAGGACCCCTTAAGCAGATTGTCCCGTCTTACACAACGCTCAAGAACGCATATACCCTTCTCTGGGACATGCACAACAACGACGGATACATCAAAGTTACCGCCGTAATGCAAAAGTTTTTTGACCAGGCAATCAGTGGCAACTGGTCATACAACCCTGAAAACTATCCTGACAATGAAGTGCCTGTGTCAGAGATGGCAAAAGATCTTCTCAATACTTACAAGTATGGTTGGAAGACATCTTATTATCAAAACACATATGATATCAAAAAAGATGGTGATGATGAAGAAGTGAAGACTAATGTGGACAATTTAATCGACGAACTACTTAACACGGAGGAAGAAGATTGTGACAGTTGCAAGGTCTGAGGTTGAAGGGATGACAGTATTTAATAAAAACAAAGTGAATACAAAGAAGCAGCCCATGTTTTTTGGGCAACCTCTGGGAGTCCAGAGATACGATAGTTACAAATATCCAGTATTTGATAAGTTGACCCAACAACAGTTGGGTTATTTCTGGAGACCAGAAGAAGTTTCCTTACAAAAAGACCGTAGTGATTACCAAACTTTATCGGATGAGCAGAAGCACATCTTCACCAGCAATCTTAAATACCAGATCATGTTGGATTCTGTCCAAGGGCGTGGTCCTGGGATGGCTTTTATCCCATACTGTTCATTACCTGAGCTTGAAGCTTGTATGACTGTATGGGAGTTTATGGAAATGGTCCATAGTCGCTCCTACACATACATCATCAAGAACGTGTATTCAGATCCCTCTGAGGTCTTTGATACTATCTTGGATGATGAGAAGGTTATGTCTCGTGCCAGCAGTGTTACAGAGTCTTATGATGACTTTATTCAGCAGGCACATCAGTATGATGGTAGCACCATGTGGGACCTGGCAAGAGAAGGACACACAGCAGGTCAGTATGAGAGACGTGAATTAAAGCGTAAACTCTATAGGGCAATTGCAAATGTCAACATCCTCGAAGGAATCCGTTTCTATGTTTCGTTTGCGTGCTCGTTTGCTTTTGGCGAGAATAAACTTATGGAGGGCTCGGCTAAGATTCTATCTCTTATCGCAAGAGATGAAAGCCAACACCTGGTTATCACGCAAAATATCCTCAGAAAATGGAAAGAAGGGGATGATCCAGAAATGGCAGTTATTGCGAAGGAAGAACAACCGTTCGTAGCAGAAATGTTTAAGCGCACTGTCAACGAAGAAAAAATGTGGGCAGATTATTTGTTCAAGCAGGGTTCTATGATTGGTCTTAACGATCGTCTCCTTCACAATTATGTTGAATGGATTGCCAATCGTCGTATGAAAGCAATTGGATTAGATCCTATCTTTGATGTCCCTGCTAAAAACAATCCGTTACCTTGGACGGAGCACTGGTTAAATAGTAAGGGTCAACAGAATGCACCTCAGGAAACTGAGATTGAATCTTATATCGTTGGAGGAATCAAACAAGATGTCACCGCAGGAACGTTCGCAGGATTTTCTCTCTGATGCAGAGTGGGATTCTTTCTTAGATAAGACGGATCAACAACCCAATCCTTTTGCTGAGGCAATGTGGGAAATGGAAAAGAAAAAAGCACGTCAGGAACAAGAACGTAACACAAGACACAGTGTTGATAAGAGTCAAGAATTTATTAATTCTGGTATGACTCTTATCACAGACCCTGAATCAGACAGATACTTAAACAAATCTAATACTGTATCAGACTGAACTACTAGTAAAAATAAACTGTGCTATAAATATAGATGTAACGAAAGTTACTCTTTTTACGTTCATCTCACAATGCTCAGCATACTACTGGCATTGACCTTAGCCTCTCATGATGAGTCACCTTACGGGTGGCATATGTCCTGTGAAAGGTTTCTACACAAACGAGTTGAAATTCATATGGATGGAAACTTAGACTTTCAGTCTAAGCGAAATCTAATACTGTATTTCAAGTCTAAAGTTGACGGTCAATGTGACACTGTGCTATCATAGTGAGACGCAAGTAAGTCGCGGAACGGAGCGTTCATCCTATGTTAGAACTATTGCTTTATTCAGGAATTCATTGCACTGATGCGGTTGACATGATCAATCGTATGCAAGCAACTGAAAGCGTGAGTGAGGCAATTAAGGTGGAACTGATTGAAGTAATTCAAGAGGCAACACCTGATTGTAACTGGGACGCAAACGACTGAAGGAACGGGGCAAAAATCCCACTACTTCAGGAGTCAATCATGAACACACTTACCTTAATCAAGAAGCAGATCGAAAAGGCAGCAGCACTGCACGATGCACAAATTGCTATGACAGCATACCGTGGTGTCAAGTTTGAGTGCAAGCAAGGCGATGCTGACGAAGTGCATGGCACTTTCTGCTATCGCGGTCACACTTACACCAAGTGAAATCTTACTTTTAAGTAAGTCTTGATACCGACACAAAGGACCCAAACGGGTCCTTTTTTGCTATTCTAAATACTGATAACCTATACAGGAGAGTCATGAAAATCTTTCTGGACTGTTCTGATCCCGAGCTCATCGCTCATGCCTACGAGACTGGTTTAATCGACGGAGTTACAACAAACCCCAGTCTTATGCGAAAAGCAGGAGAGGATCCTAAGCATGTAATCAAAGAGATTGCTGCAATTTTCCCTTGGAATGCATCCATATCTGCTGAAGTAGTCGGAGAGACTGCTGAAGAGATGGTTGATATGGCTGAAGAGTATCTCGATATCGGACCAAACATTACAATCAAGGTTCCATGCACAGTTGAAGGTCTCAAGGCGTGTAGAGACCTGTCGGAGGATGATGTCACTGTTAACGTCACTCTGATCTTTACGCCTGCTCAAGCGATCCTTGCTTCTAAAGCAGGGGCAACCTACGTTTCACCATTTGTCGGTCGTGTATACGATCAGTCATTTGATGGTATCAAACTAATTGAGGAAATCGCAGATGTCTACGCTACGCACCAGACGAAGACCAACGTCCTTGCTGCATCGATTAGGGATGTTCACCAAGTATCCTCTGCTTTTAGAGTGGGAGCTGATATTTGCACTATCCCTTTGCCCGTTTTTAATAAAATGTATCATCATGTTCTCACCGATAAAGGGTTAGAGGCATTTGACAAAGATTGGAGGGAGCTACAGCAATGCCTAGAGGTCGTTTGAGTAAAGTTGATATCCTCGCCAAGGTGCTAAAAATGAAACATAAACTTGGCGAGGGTGAATATGATCATCAGGATCATGAATTTCGTGAAGGGTATGACCACGCTTTAAATAAAGTCTTGGATATTATCAATGAATACAGCACATGAACAAAGACAATCTTAAAATTCTAATTAAAGACCTTGAGTTCGCTCTTGCTGAACTCAAGGCAGAAGTTTACGCTGATCCGTCTTCTTACATAGATAGTGAAGACGTGAGAAAAATTAGCGTAGAAGATGACGACGGAGATTACGAATGAAATTGACTATGAAAACCCCTGGATTTTTAACGGACACCCTTTTTTATCTAAGGACATTGACGACCATTTCGGTTTTGTCTATTGCATTACAAATCTCCTCAATGGTAAAAGATACATCGGACGCAAATACTTTTACCAACTACGAAAACCTAGAGGTGGTGGTAGGAGAGTTAGAAGTGAAAGCGACTGGAAAAAATACTACGGCTCTTCTGCTGAACTTACTGAAGAGCGCAAGAAGTTCGGGAATCCTTTCTTCAAACGAGACATTTTAAGCCTACATAAAACAAAGGGACTCACAAATTTTGAAGAGACCCGACAGTTATTTCTCAACAATGTATTAACGGAGGCGATGTCAGATGGCACACCAGCATTTTACAACTCAAACATCCTCGGTCGATACATGCGTAAGGACTATTTTCAAACTGACCCAACCCCTTGACCCTTGCTGATGGGTCTGTTATAATTACAAGGTAGTCAAGAGAGGTTCCAATGAACACTGAGTTCAATGAAATTGAAGACGCAATGTTCGATATTTTTATCGATCAGTTGCATCGGCTTGCTGAGCTCGAACAGGAATCTGAAGAGACTACCGCTTGGGTCAGTAGCTCAGCGGATAGAGCAACTGCCTTCTAAGCAGTTGGTCGCAGGTTCAAATCCTGCCTGACTCGTTGCCCTTCGGGGCATACGGTCCATTGCTAGTAAAAGTATGACTACAACGCAGAAGTTCTCGTCTTCTATCGACATCCTTGCTGATGCCGTTGACAGACAAGTAACACTTGACATCGAGTATCCTGTTCTTTATAATAAAGTTGTGAAATTCTATGAGGAGAAAGGTGTCGATTTCTACGGTGATGTAGATGAGGATTATGATATCCTCCTTACCAAACTTGAACAAGACCTATTTTATTATGAAACCTGAAGTTCTTCTAGAACGCTATCCCTATCGTTATGTTCAGTCTGGGACGATCGCACTCAACGGTCGTCCTGACTATCGAATTCAAAAGTTCGATGAATGGACTAAACGATACAAGGACATGTATCTTCTAGATAATTCAATTCAATTGGATTATGCCATGGAAGATTTTGAATACACCAAGTGGTTGGATCCCGACCGCGTTCCCTGTTACATTCGTGATACTGTTTCCAAATGACATCCTATCAAAAAGCAATCAAAGCACTTGAAGAATGCGTCAAAGACGCCATGGAAAACAATGTTGATCCTGGTCTCCAAAGTGAAATTTGGCGACACTATCAGGGTATGAAAGCGATCGATCGTCAATTGCCAAAAGAGGAAACTAAATTCTCTTTTAGTCTTGACGGCGCAGATCGTGTGATGGATTATGATCCTGATTACAATATTCAGGCAGCACAACCAGTTGACCTGGATACATATGGAAAGGATGTTATTACATTCTCCTAGTCTTTGCCAATAGACTTTAAACTAGATGGTTTTTGACTGGATGACAGTCGCCTATATGTGAAAAGAGTTTCCTTGTTCTTTAAAATAAAAACAGGGTGGTGGAGTCAATTTGACCCATTGATTAGGACCCCATAAGGGGTCCTTTTTTGTTGAATTCAAAATCTTAATATTTCAAAGGGCTTGACAATTGTAAAGAAATGATATATAGTTGTAATAGTTCTTTACAAAAGACAATGACCGTAACAACCAATGAGTTCGGGCAACAGAATATGTTTGCCAAAGAACCGCAAATGTATGTCTCGAAGACCGACGCTGAGCGTTATGGTTACGAGACTTATGCAGAACGTGCTGAGAAACTTAATGGTCGCACTGCGATGATGGGTTTTGTAGCAGCAGTTATCTCATACGCTACTACTGGTAGCATTTTCTTCTTCGGTGCCTTTGGTATCTGATGATCATCCCCTCACTCTTATCACTTAATTTTTTTAGAACAATGAACGAAAACGCAGAAAGGTTTAACGGTTGGGCAGCAATGGTTGGCATCATTGCAGCATTCGGAGCATACGCAACTACAGGGCAACTGATCCCTGGTATCTGGTGAACGACGTGTTAATCATTGCAGCATCTCTTGTAGGTGGGTTTATATTTGCAGCCCTATTGACTGAAGATGTCGATGATGATGATCACTTTGATGGTGGAATGTTACAACCACTACAGGTCCCCTCTTCCAACCCCGTCTAAATAAATTTTTGAGTAAAGATAAATGCCTACCGATCTCTATCAAGATATGGAAACATTGAATGCTCTCTATGAAGAGTTACTTTGGGATCCAGAAAAACCTTTAGAGTTCAAAGCAGATTACGAAAACGATCGTATTATCATCACACTCAAGAAAGACTAAATACAATTGAATATCGTCGCCTCAAGGGGGTCTCTGGCAAAATCCAGAAGACCCCCTTTTGCTATAAATACGAATGACGAGTATATTTTAGTTATGTCTAGAGATCCAAACAATACGTCCCGCTGGGTTGCTACCCGCCGTAATGAAGACAAGGATATTGAATATCTTGTGTCTCATACTACCTGGTCACCTGATAAAAGATTTGCCAAAGTCTTTGACGCTCAGGCAGGAGCAAGGAAGTATCTCAAGGAGGCAGGTCTCAAAGGCACAGTAAGAAAATTTGTGGTATAGTAGAACGTTAGTCGTTTATCATTATGATACTAGAAACCTTATTGGCATTGACTGCCGTTGACTACGACCATCTCGCTAGAACTGTGCAAGTTGAAGCAGCATCTGGAACCATGGATGAATACTGTGTTGCAGTATCAGTTCTGAATAGGGTTCGCTCTCCAAAGTTTCCTAACACAGTTCTGGATGTTGTCTATGCGCCAGGTCAGTATGAGGGATTTACTAAATGGCGTCCCGCTGCAAAACCTGAAGTCGTCGCTCGTTTGAAAGACACTAATAAAATGTTAGCAGCCTATGATATTATCGGTGATCGAACTGATTTCAAAGGGCAAAGCATGTTAAGATATCGTGTAGCATCGGAAGACCCGATGTGCGATCGTAAAGGAAACTTCTTTCATCACTACTGGCAAACATGATTAAAAAAATCAAAGAAACACTAAGTCAAGTTTTTCATTCCCCTGAGGCATCGGGAACATGGGGTGATGATATCACTGTAAACATGGATGGGGGTGTAGGTGGATCGTGGAAAGTTGAATGTGCAATCGATGAAGACGTGGTGGACTGTGACGAAATGGACAATCCTCCTTTTGTCGGTGTGCCTGCTCCTGTTTACCTAAAGGATGACCCTTGGTTTGGTTCTGCTCCTGCTCGTAGTGAAAAGCAGATGGATTACATGGAGCAGGAAACTCTTATCAAACAACAACAGGATCAAGAGACTCACTCCGAGACTGTCGAATCTGAAGACATTCATGCTAAGATGTATGAAATCGCAACC